ACACACCCAGCTTTCGACTTCTAAATCAACATGGTCATGATTAAAATATAATCTTCCGTCTTTACATTTAGAGCAAATCATTTCGCCAAATTCGTCATATTTGATTTTAATACTCATTACGCCACCTCTTTTATTTCTTCTTCTAATAATAAAATCATGTAGGCCATAAAGTTCCAATAGTTCTCACAAATTCTATCTTCTTGTACGGTTGAAAGGTTATAGTCTACTGAACCCATATTTTTTGCTAGTTCTATAATATCGCAGTATGAGTAAGGAATATGAATAGCTATACCGCTTAACCATTCTGCCATTGCTTCTTGCTTGGTTACTTGGTTAGCTGTACCCATTTTGTTGTTACCAACTCTCCAACCATATTCTGAATTAAATCTATTAAATAGATATTTAATCTTTTCTTCTCTTGATAAGTTTTTACCAATCAAAGAATCTTCATCATCTAAACAAGCAAGAATATAATTCTTATAGTTCTCTTGGTATTTTGTGTAATGTAGTTTTGCCATGTTTACCTCCTAAAGTATTACGTTTGACTTCCCTATGATACCTAAATGTACTTATATATCAAGTAGTTAGCTAAAAAATCTTAGTGTTTTTATGAAGAATGCTGTAATATAAGGGTTTACGGAGCAGAAAAAAATCATCTAAATGGAGCAATTTTTGACAGAAAACGATAAAAAACTACCCAAAAAAGCAGGTAGAAAACGAATTAATTTAGATTTAGAACAAGTAGAAAACTTGGCTTCCAGAGGTCTTGGTACTACTCAGATTGCCCGTGCTTTGGGCGTTTCTTGGGATACTATAGATAGAAATAGAAAACGCTCTGCGGATTTTGAGGATGCTTTAAAAAGGGGACAAGCAAGAGGTCTTGCCCAAGTTACCAATTCTTTGTTCACTTCGGCAACAGACGGCAACGTAACCGCTCAAATATTCTACTTAAAGAACCAAGACCCAAAAACATGGAAGGACAGAGTAGAGAATGTACACGCAACAATTAATCTAAATGATGTTTTATCTGGAGCAAAAGAGAGAATTGGCGGACAGGTGACGGATAACAAAGAACCAAAGATTATAAATGCTGTTAAATCAATACCTACAGCTGAAGGACAATTCCCTAACAAGGATTTAAAGAAAAAGAAGGGCGGATAGCAAATATAAAAGGCACTATCTCGCAAGGGTTCGCCCATGATTTGATTGCTCATGCTCCGAGCATAAATAATCATACCCCCCCTTGCATTTTTTCGCACGGGTATATTACGTGTAACTGTTGAACTAATTTTTTTTAATTTTTTTTGAGTAGAATATGAAAGAGGTAATAAAAGAAATAATAGAAATAACCACCATAGCTGGACTTGGTAATTTTCTACTATTCATCATTTTGGTAAATTTATGAAATACGGTGCTGAACAAGAGCAGCAACTAATGACTGAGGTATGGTCGCCTCATGTTGCTGATGATCCATACAACTTTGTTATGTTTATCTTCCCCTGGGGTCAAAAGGACACCCCCCTCGAAGACTTTGATGGTCCAAGAGAGTGGCAGAAAAAAATTTTAAAAGATTTATCAATTCACATTCAACGAAATAAAGGCTCACTAACACCAGAGATGTTTAGGCTAGCCGTAGCTTCAGGTCGTGGAATAGGAAAGTCCGCACTTGTCGCCTGGCTCATCCTATGGATGCTATCAACACGCCTCGGCTCAACCATCATCGTCACCGCTAACACCGAACAACAGCTACGCTCAAGAACATGGGCGGAGTTAGGTAAGTGGCTAACACTCGCAATAAATAATCATTGGTTTACTAAAACTGCTACCGCCATAAAACCAGATGGTTGGTTTGAAGAAGCACTAAAAAGAGATTTAAAAATAGATACTGGTTACTACTACGCCCAAGCACAACTATGGAGCGAGGAAAACCCAGATGCGTTTGCAGGCATCCACTCATCTTACGGAGTATGTTTGATAATGGATGAAGCATCGGGTATTCCAGCTCCAATCTATTCTGTATCCGAAGGTTTCTTCTCCGAACCTACTGAAAATCGTTTTTGGTTTACTTTCTCTAACCCTAGAAGAAACACAGGGCCTTTTTACGAAAGTTTTACCTCTAAACGTAAGTTCTGGAACTTAGAACAAATAGACTCACGAACAGTAGAAGGTACCGATCAAAAACTTTTCCAAACGATGCTCGAGCAATACGGTGAAGATTCTACTGTTGCTAGGGTAGAAGTAAGGGGTGAGTTCCCTAACGCAGACGATGACTCCGTCATACCAATGGAACTAGCACGAAACGCCATCGATAGAGATGTAGCACTAACAACTAAAGCACCTATTGTATGGGGATTAGATGTTGCTCGTTTTGGTGGTGATAATTCTGCACTATGTATAAGACAAGGTAATACAGTTTTTGAAATTAAGACTTTCAAATCGATGGATTTAATGCAATTATGCGGTGCAGTTAAAAATTTATACGATGATTGCACGGCAATCGAACAACCACAAGAAATACTTATAGATGTAATTGGTCTAGGTAGTGGTGTTGTAGATAGACTGTTAGAACAAAATTTACCAGTAAGAGGAGTCAATGTTGCAGAAGCACCAGCGACCAAAAAGAACTATTTAAACCTTAGAGCTGAACTTTGGTTCGCCATCAAAGATTGGCTGGTGCAGCGTAATTGCCGTCTTCCTAATGATGATGAGCTTGTATCGGAATTAGCTGCACCCAGTTACAAATATACCTCAACTGGAAAAATAAAAATAGAGTCTAAAGACGAAATGAAAAAACGAGGAGTAAAATCACCCGACAAAGCAGATGCACTTGCATTAACCATGGCAAGTTCCGCTGCAAGTTTTAGTGGTGGAGAGAACTTTTTAGGGTATAATTTCAAGAAACCCTTGACATCAAGAATAATCAGAGTGGGATAAATTTATGGAATACGACAAAGATCAAGAAATCGAAGAGTTACAAGTAGAAGATTCATACAGCGAAGAAGAACTACAAGGCGTGCTTAAATCCGAAATGGATGACGCTAAAGACTTTATCGATCAAATAGACCAAGACAGAGCTGATGCTACTGATTATTATCTTGGTAATTCACCAACAGCTCAAAGTTCTATGCAATCAGAATTTGTATCGACTGATGTTAGAGACAGCGTGTTATTCATGTTGCCATCTATCATGCGTACATTTTTTGGTACAAATAAAATAGTAGAATTTATACCTCATGGTCCAGAAGATATAGAACTTGCTAAACAACAAACAGATTACATTAACTATGTCATACAACAAAAAAATCCTGGCTTCAAAGTTTTGTATGACGCTTTCAAAGACGCACTCATTAGAAAAACTGGTTTTGTAAAAGCCTATTGGGATGACAGCATTACTGCATCTACACACGAATATACAAATATTTCTCCTGAAGCCTATCAAGCACTCATCATGGATGTAAACGTAGAAGTGATTGAAGAAAAAATTGAAATGCAAAGCATAACAATTATGAATCCTGAAACTGGTGAAGAAATGACGCAAGAAACACCAGCTAGTTATGACGTTAAAATTAGAAGAATTAAACCTAAAGACCAAGTAGTTATTGAAGCAGTACCAACCGAAGAAGTATTAATTTCAAGACACGCCAGAGATTTAAACTCATCACCTTATGTTGCACACAGAATGGTAAAAACTGTAAGCGACTTAGTTGCTATGGGTTATGACAAAGAACAAATGGAACAATTCGCTGGTTCTGGAAGTGCAGTCGATGAAGACTCTTACGACCTAGAACAAGCAAGAAATCCATACGCAGATTTTACTGGTGTTGATAGAGCAGATAACAACAGTAACAATGTTCTCTATGTAGAGCATTATGTTTTTTATGATTTAGATGGTGATGGCATAGATGAAAGGATTAGAGTATGCACCGTAGGGAATGGATTAAATATTGTTAATGCAACTCCCTGGGATGATTTACCTATTACACTCTTCTGTCCCGATCCAGAGCCTCATACCTCCATTGGCTCATGCCCAGCGGACTACTTGATGCCTATTCAAGCAGCTAAATCTCAGATAATGAGAGATACCCTTGATAGTCTAGGCCACGCCATCTTCCCACGAATGGGTATTGTTGAAGGACAAGTCAACATTGACGATGTACTTAACACCGACATAGGACAACCAATTAGAATGAGAGCACCAGGAATGGTTCAGCCTTTCTCTGTTCCTTTCGTTGGTAAAGAAGCCTTCCCCGTACTCTCTTATCTTGACGAAGCCAAGGAGAACCGCACAGGCGTTTCTAAGGCTTCCGCTGGACTAAACGCTGAAGCACTACAATCAACTACTTCGGCAGCTGTATCAGCAACCATGTCTGGAGCTCAAGGCAGAGTAGAACTTATATGTCGTCACTTTGCTGATGGAATGAAAGATTTATATAAACTTGTAAACTCACTTGTCATCAAACACCAAGAAGGCCAAGACATGATGAGACTAAACAATCAGTTTATTCCTGTTGATCCTAGATACTGGGATGCTGATAAAGATATGATTATCAATGTTGGTATTTCTAAAAACTCTGATGAAGAAAAGTTCCAAGTCCTTACATCTATGGCACAAAAACAAGAACAGATTTTACAAACATTAGGACCACAAAATCCTTTGGTTAATTTACAGCAATACGCAAACACATTAACAAAAATGATTGAGATGGCTGGATTTAAAGATGCTCAAGCGTTTATAAATACAACAGTACCACCTATGCCTCCGCAACCACAAGAACCAGCTAAACCTTCTCCAGAAGAAATGTTGGCTCAAGCAGAAGCTATGAAGGCACAAAACTTAGCACAAAAAGCAATCATTGATGCTGAAACAGATAGAATGAAAATTATCATGGATGACGATAGAAACCGTGATGAACATGAAGCTGATTTAAAACTTAAGATTGCAGAACTACAAGCTAAGTACGGTGCACAAATTAATGTCGCAGAAATAAACGCTATTATGGAAAGAGATAGAGAAGCTATTAGACAAATAGCAAAAAACCAATCTCAAGGAATGTTTACGAATGACAACAATCAGCAACCAATCGGATAAGATATACGATTTAGAATTTCTTGATGGAGATTTTATTTATGTTGGTTCGGATATAAAAGCAAAAAGTTTAGAAGACGCTAAAAGAGTTGCTTTAGTATTTTTACAAATACCACATGACTCAGAACTAATATCTTCTAAAGTAACTTTAATACATTAACTATGGCAATAACTTATAGAGGCGAAAGGTTCGCTGGATATAACAAACCTAAACGTACACCTGGCAAGTCCAAGAAGTTTGCTGTTCTAGCAAAGCAAGGCGACACCATAAAACTAATTCGTTTTGGTGATCCTAATATGAAAATAAAAAAGAACCAGCCTAACAGACGCAAATCTTTTAGAGCTAGGCATAAGTGTGACACTAATCCGCCTAGTAAATTAACCGCAAGATATTGGTCTTGCAAAAAATGGTAAGGAGATAATTATGCCTGGAAAAGGACTATACGCTAATATTAATAAAAGAAGAAAAGCTGGAACAAGCAGAAGCAAAAAGAAATCTACTATTTCTAAAAAAGCATACGCAAACATGAAAGCTGGATTTCCTAAAAAAAAGAAAAAGTAATTTGTTTGGCCTTATAAATAAATTTTTAGAATGGTCATTACAAAGACAAGAAAATAAAATTTTTCAAAAACACTTAAATGCAAACAAAAAAACAAAAAGAAAAAAAAGAAGAAAAACTAACAGTTAATTCTTTTTCCAAATTAAACGCATTATTAAAACTAAGAAACAATGATAGAAAAACTAATAAAACCAGTAACAAAAATTCTTGATAAGTTCATTCCTGATGCTGATACAAAACAGCAGATAGCTTATGAACTTGCCACTATGTCGCAAAAGCATATTCACGAAATTGCTAAAGCACAAATAGAAGTAAATAAAGAAGAAGCTAAAGGTAACTGGTTTCAATCATCTTGGCGACCAGCTACGGCTTGGATTTGTGTTGCAGGATTTGCAGTAAACTTTTTGATTAGTCCTCTTGCTGCTCCTTTTGGTATTGATGTACCACAAGCAGATACTTCAACCATGCTACCTGTACTTATGGGTATGCTTGGTCTTGGTGGGATGAGATCATACGAACGGGTAAAAGGCGTTGGAAAATAATGAGCGAGCTAGGTAAGGTTGATGATAAGTCTTCTTTAAATATATCGCTTGCATACTTGGCACAAATAATCGTTGCCATATCTGTTGCTGTTTGGGGTTATGCAAACATTACTGAAAAGATAGAAAAAAATGCTCAAGAAACAAGAAATCTTAGAGGTAATCAAAACAACTATATTTTTCCAGATATTAGAACATTAGAGCAGCAAGTCGTAGCTTTGGAAAAAGAAGTGTTAATTTTAAAAACAGAAATAGAATTTTATAAAAAGGAAATAGAAGAAAAATGAGTTGGGAAAACTTTAAAGAAGAAGAGTTTGCTTGCAAACATTGTGGTAAAAATGGTATTTCACACGAACTAATAAATAAGTTACAATCACTAAGAACAGAGCTGGATTTTCCGTTTATTATAACTTCTGGGTACAGATGTGAAGACCACCCAATAGAAGCAAAAAAGAAAACTCCAGGAACTCATGCAGAAGGATTAGCTGCTGATATATATGTAAGAGGAGACAAAGCACTCCAGATTGTATCAAAAGCTAAAGATTATGGATTTACTGGTGTTGGTGTAAACCAAAAAGGAAGTTCTAGATTTATACACTTAGATATTTCGGAAGAAAAAGAAAATAGACCAAGACCACATATATGGAGTTATTGATGGACAACCCGATTTTATTTTGGAACGCAATCATTACGTTAGTGTATGTTCCTATGGTTTACAGCATACGATCTAATGCATCCAACATACAAAGAGTAGAAATACTACTAAACAAAACCAGAGAAGAAATACCAACACGCTACGCAACCAAACAAGACTTACATTTGGATATGCAAAGAATATTTGATAGACTAGATAAGCTAGACGAAAAAATAGATAAATTAATTAGAGATTAATGCCGTCACAAGAAGACATTTTAAATTCAAACGAAGCAGAGTTAATTCTTAACGCTGATACTTTCACTAACGCAATCACAGAACTTAAAAACGAATACATAAATTTATGGTTATCATCAAAAGAAGATGATATAAATAAAAGAGAAAATTTACACAAAGCAATTAAATTATTACCAGAGGTCGAAAGACATCTGCGTATTATCGTAGAGAAGGGTAAAATCACAAAAGCCCAACTAGGAAGATTGCACAAAGTTGTGTAAAATTTAACAGAGTATTGTTAAAATATTACTTTACATTTTTAAGGAATGATTATGACCAACAACGCAAAGCCGATTGGTTTACAAACGAACTTAGAACAGACAGAACAATCTTTCGAAAGTTTTTTGACTCCAGACGAGCAACCAGAAAACGAATTAGAAGAACAGGCTACTGAAGAGTTAGTCAACGAAGAAGAAGTCATCGAAGATGACGAACCCTTTGAAGAAGAACTTGAAGCAGCCGAAGAAGAAGAACCTCAAGAAGATCAAGTAGAAGAAGAGGAGATAGAGCAACCACAGCTATATACAATTAAAGTAGATGGCGAAGATACACAGGTCACGCTTGAAGAACTCCAAAACGGATACAGTCGCCAAAGAGATTATACGAGAAAAACTCAAGAGTTAGCTGAACAGCGAAAAGCTATTGAAGCTCAACAACAAGAGGTTTCTCAAAAAGACGAAATTTATTCACAGTTGTTACCGAAGATGGAAGCGACTTTGAAAGGCGAGTTAGAAAACGAGCCAGATTGGAACGCACTTTACGAAGCTGATCCTATTGCTTATGTCCGTGAAAAAGACGTATGGAATGAGAAGAAGCAAAAGTTGACTGCTATACAAGAAGAGGCTTCTAGGCTTCAAAAAGAAGCACAAGCCAAACAAAGAAAGGAACTCGAAGAGTTCGTTCAGTATGGTAATCAACAATTACTTCAACAAATTCCTGAATGGCAAGATAACGAAGTGGCATCAAAAGAAAAGATGGCAATTCGTGATTACGGTGTTAATGTTTTAGGTTACACCCCTCAAGAGATGGACAGCGTTTATGACTACCGAGTTTTACTTGGTTTAAGAAACGCCTGGATGTACGACAAAACATTAAAAGCGACTAAAGTGAAACCAACTGAAAAGAAAGCGGCAGCTCGTACCGCACGACCTGGCACTTCAAACGTACCTAAATCAACAACTCCTGTGAAAAAGGCCCGTCAAAAACTAGCTAAAACTGGAAAGGTCCAGGATGCAGCTAAATTATTTGAACAAATTTTATAAACTTTTTAAACATAGGAAATAAATATCATGGCAAAGGTAACTAACGCATTTGATACGTATTCAGCGACTTCCGATAGAGAACAACTGAGTGACGTAATTTATAATATCTCACCACAAGCTACTCCATTTATGAGTGCTATTGGTAAAAACTCAATCAAGAACGTAGTCTTTGATTGGCAAACAGAAACTCTACCAACTGCATCTGGTGCAGGACAGCTAGAAGGTTTTGAACTTTCAAGAGCTGCTGCTACAGCTACATCAAGAGTTAGTAACGTAGCACAAATCTCATCAAGAGATGCAACTGTTACTGGTTCACAACAGGCTTCAGACCCAGCTGGTAAGAAATCTGAAATGGCTCATCAGTTAGCTATTATGGCTAAAGCATTAAAAAGAGACATGGAAACTGCTTTATGTCAAAAAGGTGCTAAGACAACTGGTAATGCTACAACTGCTCGTGTAACTGGTGGTTTTGAATCTTGGATTACATCTAACGTATCAAGAGGAACTAACGGTGCTGGTGCTGGTGGCGGTGCTGCTCCAACAGACGGAACTCAAAGAGCTTTAACTGAAGCCTTATTGAAAACTGTATTACAATCTTGTTTCTCAAACGGTGGAGAGCCTTCAATGGCAATCTGTGGTCCTGTAAACAAGCAAGTAATTTCTGGTTTCACAGGTAGAAGTTCAGCTAGACAAATGGTTGATGCAAACACAGTAGAGGCTTCTGTTTCTATTTACGCATCAGACTTTGGTGAGTTAAAAATCGTACCATCTAACTTCAGCAGAGAAAGATCACTATTATTAGTTGATCCAGAATACGCTAAGGTTTCTTACCTAAGAGACTTCAAAACTGTTGATATCTCAACTGTAGGCGATGCTGAAACCAAGATGATTTTGGCTGAGTATGGATTAGAAATGAGCAACGAAGCTGCTCACGGTATAGTCGCAGACTTAACAACTTCATAAGTTAGTTAGAATTTAGGGAAGGCTTCGGCCTTCCCACTTTTATCAACATGGCAACAAAGCGTACAATCACCGACCATAAAACTGGTTACAAATCAGAGTTCATAACTGAAGATGACAAGTTGGTTTATCACACAACGCAAGATGTTGCTCCCGTCATTGACCACGTTAAGAAACTAAGAGACAATACACTTAAGCCTGGAAAAGATATGCGACACATCGCTGAAGTACCCATGGTAATTTGGCAAAAAGCATTACGCGAAGGTTGGTCACAAGACTCTGCAAAATGGAAAGAGTGGCTCAACAACCCAGATAATAAAGTATTTAGAACATGGCAAGGTAAAGTATGACGTATGCAGAACTTAAAACAGCAATAGCAAACTATCTAAATAGATCAGACTTAACATCTGATATAGATACTTTTATTGATAATGTCGAAGCGGAACTTAATAGAAGATTAAGAACCAAAGATATGATTAAAAGAGCAACGGCTACTGCTGATGCACAATATTTATCAGTTCCCTCAGACTGGTTAGAGGCAATCAACGTACAAATAGATAGTAATGATTTTAGTCCTCTGTTCCAGCAATCTATAGAGTCAATGGATGTCTATAGAAAAGCAAATAATAATTCTACTGGTCAACCTGTTTATTTTGCAATGGTTGATGACACTATAGAATTAGCACCAACTCCAGACGTACAATATACCCTACAGCTAACTTACTATGCTAAAATATCTGCATTAAGTGATTCTAATACTAGCAACTTTGTATCAGTCTCACACCCAGATGTGTATTTGTATGGTGCGTTAAAACACGCTTCTATTTATTTAATGGAAGACGAAAGAATACCAATGTTTACTCAACAATTTGAGAAGGCACTAGAAGAAATGAGACTCGAACAAGAGAAGTCTGCATTTGGTAAAGGTTCTCTAATGATGCGAAGAAGAACCTACGGAAAAAAACAAAAGAAAAATTATTACTACGGTAATTAATAAAGGAGAATAGAATGGCTGGATTTAGCGATTATTTAGAAGATAAAGTTTTAGAACACGTTTTTGGTGGTAACGCTTACTCAGCACCATCTACTTTATATGTAGCTTTATATACAGTAGCACCAACAGACACAGGTGGTGGTACTGAGGTATCAGGCGGAGGCTATGCAAGACAAACAGCAACCTTTAATGTTTCTGGCACTAACCCAACTACAGCAAGTAATGTAGCAGCTATTGAATATCCAACAGCTACAGCAGATTATGGTACTGTTGTTGCCGTAGGTATTTTTGATGCTTCTTCATCTGGTAACTTATTAGCTTATGCAAACTTAACAGCTTCTAAAGTTGTAAGTAGCGGAGATGTATTTAGATTTAACGCTGGTGACTTAGATATAACATTGGCATAAAATCGTGGCTAGTATAGGCTACAACAAGGGTTATTATTCAAGATCAAAATATAATGATCTAGCATTTCAAGCTGAAGCAACCATTCAGGCAACCAGTGGTGGTAGTGCTACAGGCACACAAATAGATGTACCTACAGCAATCATACAAGCCGTTTCTGGTTTTAATGCTTCTGGCACTCAAATAGATAAAGCAACTGCAACCATTGCTGCGGTATCAGGTCTTGATGCTATAGGAAGAAAAACTCATGGTGCTAAATCTACAATTACAGCAACATCAGATTTTGACTCACAAGGATTTATAACTGCTGGTGGTACATCAACAATTACACAAGCATCTGGCTTTGATGCAACGGGTAGAGCAACCTTTAAAGGCGTTGCAACTATTAATGAATTAAGTGGATTTGAAGCGGTTGGTGGTTTAAAATGGAATGATATTGTAGTTCCATCGGATAATTGGACAGATCAAATAGTTGCTAGTGCAACGTGGACAGATCAAACAAACCCCTCAACTACTTGGACTGAATTAGATAAACAAGAGGCGGCCTAATGGCAGATACATATACAACAAATTTAAACTTAACCAAACCAGAACCAGGTGCAGCGGAAGACACTTGGGGTATATCTCTTAATGCAGACTTAGATGCACTTGATGCTATTTTTAGTTCTTCTGGTACACAGATCAACCTAAACCCAAACCAAATTAACTTTGCTGCTAATAAAAAAGCAGTATTCGGTTCAGAGTTACAGATTTATAGTGATGGTACTCATAGTAATATTAAAGAACTTGGCACAGGAGACTTACAGGTATTTGGTGATAATATAAATTTCTTTAATGTTGCTGGTAGTCATAATTTGTTAAACCTTATAGATGGCGATGCAGTTAGAATATTTTTTAATGGTTCACAAAAACTAACCACAACCTCAACAGGAATAGATGTAACAGGTACAGTTACAAGTGATGGTTTAAGTGTTGCTTCTGATACTAATGTTATTTCAACTTTAGGTAGAGCTAAGATTGGTGCTTTTGTAAATGACTATGCTTACTTTTCACATATTGACCATGCGACAACATCTAGCTATGCCTTAAATCAAAATAGTGCAGGTGCAACATCTATTAATGCTGCATCAGGTTCTAGTATTGGTTTAAAAATTAATAATAGCAATGCATTAACAGTTGCTTCTAATTCTAATGTTGGCATAGGCACAACTTCACCAAATCAAAAACTTGAAATTAAAACAACTTCAGGCACAGCAGGTTTTAGAATTCATTCTGATACAACTGGTGTATCTAAAACTGAAATAGAGTTTATGCGAGGAACTACTGATACATTTGGTGGCGATGCGTATACAGATTGGAAAATAGGAAATACTAGTTCTAATCTAGCAGACTTTGCTATCGTATCTTCAGACACAACTCGTGGAACTAATGAAAGAGTTACGATTGAGTATGATACAGGCAATGTTGGTATAAATACAGATTCGCCAACGCCATTCCTTGCTAATTCAAAAGTTTTAGAAATATCAGATGACTCAGGTGTTGGTTCAGAATTAATTTTAACCAACGACTCTGCTATGTCTGCTGATGAAATTGTTGGTAGTTTAATATTTAAAAATACAGATGCTAGTGGTACTCCAAATCATTTTGCAGGTTTAAGAGCTAGAGCAGAATCTACATTCGGAAGAATGGATTTAGAATTTTATGCTGGTAGAAGCAGAATGGAAGGCGGTACTCCTGATATGGTAATCACCCCAAGCGGAGCAGATGCACAGGCAAAAGTTGGTATAGGTACAACACCAAACACCAATCTACACATTTATGATGCTTCAGGTGGTGCTACACTTAAAATTGAATCAAATACTGCAAACGCATACGACTCAAGTAAAATCCAACTACTAGGCGGAAACTTAAGTACAAGTGAAATATTATTAGGTGATGCTAGTTCCGCAACTACTGGCAGAATTATTTATAGACATGATGGCAATACATTAGCATTTGATGTTAATGGTTCTGAAGCTGGAAGGTTCACATCTACTGGCACATTTTTAGTTGGAAAAACAGCAGATAATACTACAGATACAGGTTCAGTAGTTGGTGATGGTTATATTTATGCAACTAGAAGCGGTAACATTCCTCTAGTTTTAAATAGAACAACAAGTGATGGCACTATTACACAATTTAGAAAAGACAACTCAACATACGGAACTATCAGCAACTCAGGCACTAACCTAATTATAAGTGGTAGTGGTACAAATAAAT